GTCATCGTGTCTGCACCTTGGCTTCCGTAATAGGTCGAGACGCCCGGGCCACCTATAAGGATTACGTTTCCATTGCTTTCCGCCCTCGCGTCAATGACCACGGTGCTTGCGGTCGTTGATCCGTCTATCGTCAAGGTTTTGCCGGCCCCGACTGTCCCGTCCACCAGCACGAGATAGTTACCTGTGACGTTGGCCAGGTTAATAGTGGTGTTGTTGTTGAACACCACGTTGTTGAGGTCTGCTGAGCTAAAGTCCGTTGTCAGCGTGACGGCATTCAATGAGCTCGCAGACATTTGTGTGCCAAGGGTGATTGCTTCCAGCGCAAGTTTCACATCGCTTGCAGTGCCTGAGAGGTTGGTCAGTGATGTACTGATCGAACCGGTGGTTGAAGCGTTGATCTGGTTAAGATCGGCGGCGTTGGCGCTGAGGTCAGTCAGGACGACGGCCACGTTCGCGCTGTGAGTAAATGCGGTGCCATTTCCGGTCACCAGTAATTGCTTGGCCTGCGCCACTGTGGCGCTGTTGATCGTCCCGAGCGAAGTGCCATCCACCAGCCCGGTGGTGGCATCGTCGATTGATTTGAGTGTTGCACCGAGGGAACTGCCACTGGTAAGCGTTACTGCGACATCAGATGCCGTCCAGATCTTGTTGCCCGAGTTGCCATTGTTGGTGACTAGCAACGCGAGGGCCTGGGCATCAGTGGCCGCGGTGATGCCAGGAATGTGGGTCGCGTCGATCAACGCCGGGGACGTCTGTTCAAGTCTGGTGAGCAAGGTCGCGGTCTGCGCGGTAGTATCCGAAAGCCTGATGGTGCCATTAAAAAATATGATGCCGTCGGCCAAGCTGCTGGTAATCGTCAACGATGCGTTCGAAGGGCTAAGGATAATTCTGCTGATGGGCCCGACCACGGTTGCGCTTCCTGCCACGGCGCCGCTGTTGGTAAAGGTGTAAACGCCACCGACTTCGGTTACCGATACTCCGATTGTTCCGATGCCCGCGTTGGTGAGTGTCACCACGTTACTGCCGTCTTTAGTGGCGGTGAATGATGGGCCAGTAGGTGTTGTAGGCACGCCAAGCTGAACGCCAGTGGCATCAGTTACACCCTTGGTCGCGTCGCCCGTCAGGTTGGCGATCGAGTAGGGCGTCGCATCGACCTTGGCCAGCCAGGCCCGAGCGATCGCGGCGGAACTTGCGCCACTGTAACCAGCCAGCTCTGCGCTGGTGTCAATGTTCGCAGTGAAGGCGTTGGCTGCCGCTACCTTGTTGGCAATCGCGGTTGCATCACCTGGCCCGGCTGAAGTCATGATTTGATAAGCCGCGCGCGGGCCCGTGACAGTGTTCGAATCAATCAGCCCCACCCAGTACGCCAGGCCTGCCGGTTCCGGAGGCCGGTTGAACAGCGCGACGTAGATGGAGGTAACCAGCTGCGAAGTATCGCTGCCAGCGTAAAGTGCCTTGGACTCCAGCGAGGAAGAGAAGCCACTGACCACACTATCAAAATTACCGCCGGCGGCGTCTATGCTCGCAGCCCAGTAGTTCAGGCCCACTGGATCGGCAGGACGGCCGAAGTAGGCGATATATAACTGTTGGACTTGGTTAAAATAGGTCGACGCGGCCATCCTTGACTCCTTGGAATAATCAAAAGCGTGCAAAAAGACCGAAAATACCATAACGGTATGGCAAATGGATATCATTGTTAGTTAGTCATGCGCTGGCCGGGCTAACGCTGCAAGTCGCCAGTATTGTGCATGCTTGACTGGCCGGTACGGGCCGGATGCCCCGGCCTGTAACTCCATGGATGTGAGAAATGGTCAACAATGCCAACCGCGAGAGCGTACTAAGCCAGGTTGTCGGATAGAACAGTAATTGGCTTCTCATGGGTGGGCTTGTAGCGCGCACCGAGTGCCTGGAGTTTCAGTCCGCTGAGTACTTTGGCGAGTCATTCAAGCACGCACCGAACTGCAGTAGGGCTGCAAATTCGACAGAAAACCCGTGGGTTGCCTTGGCGGCTATATCGAGCTGGACAATTGCGCTCAAGTCCGCTGCGCCATCTTTCGAGCAATAGCCTGGCTGAACATTAGTTCCAAGGCCTCGGCGTCCACCGGGCGCAACGCCTTGAGGCAGGTTACGCCGATCATGAAGCCCTCAGTCATGCCGCCGGCTGTGGACAGCTCGAGCAGGCCCTCAGCCAGTTCGATGCGCCGGATCAGGTCAGCAGCTTCTTTCTTGATCACCGCTGGCATGTTCATCTCTTCGAGTGTCATACCTTTCCCTGACCGTTCTGGTCGTTCGTCGAAAATTCCCTTATCCAGTATTGACCGCAAATCCCTCGCTTAGTTAGCTGTGCGGATATCCAGTGTTGGGCAATCGAAATGATGTACCTCGTCCGCCGCAGGCGACACCTCGGCATAGCCATCGACCCAAAGCAGCTTGGCAAGATCCGGCCCCTGAAGGCCGATGTGCACATCATGGAGGCCGAAAACCAAGCCCTTGGCAGGACTACGATCAGTGCCTGGATATTCAGCAGTGCCCCCGTAAAAGACCACGACTTTACGCCCCTGCTCGACGTGAAGATTGTTGGGATGGCTCAGAACGGCATGATCCTGTCCGGGCTCGAGCAGGTCGGCGATGCGTTCTACGCTCAGTCCTGGCTGTGCCAGCTTGAGTAAGTCCGAGCTGCTGAATCAGTGGAAGAGTCTGATCAACGACCGGGTCGCGCTGATCGCCGACCCCGATGCGCACCGGGACGTCCTTGCAGCATTCGTCGCAGGGTGTTGTGGAATGATTGAGCAAGAGGAACTGGTCGAGATATACGAGCTGATCGACTGCGCCAGGTGGTGGGCGCTCGATGAGCGGGTGGCGCCTGGGATTGGGGATTGAACGCTGGCAGGACGCCGGGGGAGGGTGTGCAAATACCGAATTGCGGACCGAGGTTGTTTTTTGCGGACCAGAAACAACAAGGGCCTGCGAGAGAAAAACTCACGCAAGCCCTTAATCTATATATGGTGCCCCGAGCCGGGGTCGAACCGGCACGTCCAAAGGACGAGGGATTTTAAGTCCCTATTAGTTATCTTATAAATCAACAGGTTGCACAATAAATGGTGCCGCAAACAGGTAGAAACGGATCGCCTGAGAGCAAAGCGCTGCAAGGGGCAATAATTGTTTGCGGCACGATTTTCGGTCTGATTACTTGGTCGACGTGACCTTCTTGCCGATCCGGTTCCTGATGTACTGCTCTGTCATGGTGACAGTGGTATGACCAAGCTGATCCCTGGCCTTCAAAATATCACCACTGTCCTCTGCCTTGTCTGTTCCAGCCTTGGCGCGAAGGTCCCGCATTTGAAACTCCTTCTTCGGGACGCCTGCCTTTTCCCTTGCATCATCGAACCCATAGCGCAGCATGCCGTATGTGAACGCCTGCCCATCCAGAGAGACGATCAGCTTCGTTGATCTGACGATAATGTCGGCCTTTCGCTTGGCAATTCGCTCAAGAACCTTGGCAAGTTCGGGTCCTACCTCAATCCGGCGTTTTGCCTCGGTCTTGTTCTGTCGTACATGGATCAGACTCTCGCGTATGTCTCGCTCGTCGATCTTCAGAGTGTCAGCCACTCGCTGACCGGTTAGATAGGCAATATCCATGGCATCTTGAACTGGCGCTGATGCTTTTTCGTAGACCAAGGCGAACACGTCGTTCTCAATGTAGACGTCGCGGCCACCTTCTTTGTGTCCCTTGATTCCGGCGCAGGGATTGGCAAGGCTTGTATAGCCTGACTCGCGTGCGAAGTTCCAGATATGGCTGAGCAGGGCCTTTTCCCTATTGGCGCGCACCTTGGCTGTTGCCCCGCGCTTCCTGAGGTAATGCCGAACGTGCTGAGGTTCGATCTCTTCCAGGGCGGCCGGGGGATCGTTGAAGAACATCAGCAGCTGTTTCAGCTCCCGCAGGTTGTCCTTCTGCGTGCTCGGCGCCTTCGTCGGCACAACTTCCACCAAATACCTTTGAGCCACATAAGCAAAGGTGACGACCGAGTTGACGCGCTCACTTGCAGTCCGGTCCTGCTCCAGCTTCGCATATTCGACGATGGCCAGGCCGTAGTCCTTGCCCAGGTAGATCTCCCTTCGTGGCTTCCCGCCCAGATCATACGTGTAGTAGATCAGATCCCCTCTCTTGCGCTTGCGTAGCCGGGTTATTGCCCCCGGCTCAGTTGGACGCCTTCCCATTTATCCCGCCTTACGCGGCTGCCAGCCGCTTCGTTCCTTCGCGACTTCTTTCCCGCCAATAAGCGCAGCCGATATGACGCAAGGCCAACCCGTGCGTTTGATTGTGTGGCGGATGCCGTTGCGAGCCAGTACCGCTATCTGGCCTGCCTTCGTGCGGGCGCCGGTAAGCTCGCACACTTCCTCATGACTCAGAAACTCGATATTGCTCATGTGCTGCTCCGTGCCGCGCAGGGCGGCGAAGGGGTTATCGAGAAATTCGCAGCACGGCTGTCGGATGCATGACGCAGGCTTCGAGATATTTCGATACGAAGGGGACGAAGTGCTCGTACTTGCCCCAGCCGTTCGGCGAGTCGAACCGTTTGAAGTGGGCAGGGCGTTCCACCAGGTCATGCAATCCGGCACGCAATCCGTCAGTGATATCGGCTGCCGTTATTGCTCCAATATCTTCGGGGCGCCATAGGTGCTCGTACACTCCTGCCTCGGCAGCCATCTTTCCGAGGTTGTGGGTGATATTCGCGTCATAGACGCAATCGCCATCGACGATCAGGGATACATCAAGAGACATAGCAAGGCCTCGCCCGCCATGCGGCAGGCTTGAAGTGGGGAGGGGAGTTACTGAATCTTGCCGGTCAGGCGTTCGCGCCAGGTGAGGCGCCGGGGAAGGTGTTCGCGGTCGTCAATCTCAACGACCGCATAGGCGCATCTGTCGAAATCCCCCTCGCGTTGCTCCTTGAGCCAGCAGGCCTCTTTCTCGGCTTCGGTCAGGCTCAATGCGTCGATCTGATGGACGTTGAAGCCGTTGCTGTAGACGTGCCAGCCGTGGATGATCGCGATGAATCGGCTCACATCGAATACCTCTCGCCATCAACAGGATCAGCCGGCGCCTGCATCTTCTTCGGCCCATCCTTGAGCTGACTGTCAGGTATGCAGCTGATCCCGACTCCGTTCAGGATGTAGCAGGTGATGCCTCGGGCCGTGTCGTGCTGAACGTCGATCACGTTCTCGGCCTGGGCCAGGGGTGAGAGCAGCAGGACTGCCAGAATTAGCTTGTTCATGCTGCCTCCTTGGCGCGCGACCACCAGTGCCATGCCCGGGCGAGATACCGATCCAGATAACTGCCAGTGCTCATGCGTTGATCCCGGCACCATTCAGCAGTGCAGTTGTTGTCTTCGGCGTAGGCCTGTTCGAAGCGTTCTCGGCTATCCATTGGCAATAGCTCCGCCATACCGCTGATGCGGTGTGTGAAAGGGAAGGGGTTTGGGTCAGGAGGACAGGTGTACTCTCAGCGTTGCGGGGCGTTCAAATGATCAGCGATCAGCTCGGCAAGTCGTCCGGCGCCCAATGTGTGATTGCCGTCGATCTTACGGATGAAGTTCGATAGCCTGTCGGGGTCAACCTTGGCCGGTGGCTGGGCGTGGAGGTAGAGCGGAATTTCGAACCCATCCTCACAAAGTACGTGCTTGAGCTTCTAGGTAACAATTGCACCACTCTCTTCATCTAGCCACGCCACGGGCTCGCCCACATCGACGGCCTGCTCTGGCGTGGCGGCGAGTAGGGTGCGCAGCTCATTTTGATCCGTCATCGAAGGGTGACCGTGGCAAAATCTCTCGGCCAGCTCACGCGACACAACGACCGTGCTCTGTTTGTCAGTCATTTCGGACTCCTTGGGCAAGGTTGCGCGCGGCACTTTTCAGTCTCGCGTTGAACCAGCGACGGATGATGTATCCACGAACGATGCTGATAAGCGTGAACCAGGCGCCGATCTCAAGGTTTGTGCTGAGAGGGACGTGGATGCCTACCAGTGGGAAGACCAGAAGCTGTGAAAGCAGAGCGACGACATACCCAATGGCGGTGTTGATGCAGGTCTCTATGAATGACTCAAGCTTTGACTGGTTCATCACACACCATCCTTGGCGGCTGGCGCGGCCTGATTAAGCTTGTCAGATACGCATAGGAAATCGGCAACGGTCTGGTGCCAAGATCCAGTTGCACCATTTACCATCCCTGCTGCTTGCCTCAGAAACTTGCGGGCTTCAATGTTCCGCGTCTTGAGCGTGTCCACCTGCTTGCGCAGGTCGATAGCGTTTTGTGCGTACGCTTCCTTGTCGGCGTTGGCGCTGGTTAGATCGGCCTTGAGCGTGTCGCGCTCTTTGCAGGCTTCGACCCAATTGTTGTGGTGCCTGTCGGCTGACTCGATGTTCTTTGCCTCGCTGGCGTTAAGCTGCTCAATCTCAGCCAGCAGCGGTGCGACGTGGGCGCGGTCGATAAGTTCGACCAAGGCGTCACCGGTATAGCCCTCGTACAGTTCAAGCAATTCACCCTTAGTCAGTCGAATTGCGTACTTGTTGCCTTTTACGCTATAGCCCAAAACTTCCGGCTCCCCGCCGAGCGCTGGCGGTTGCGGTGCCGATCCGATCATCCGCGCTTCGATCATTGCCCAGGCCGGTTCGTATTCCGGCCAGTCGCTTTCGATGACCACGCAGTCAACGCGGGCGTCCCCTATAAATGCATTGTTCAACGCGTTTAGTTGTTTTTGCCGAACAAGCTCATCCGTGTGCAGCTTTGAAAGCTTGAACACGATGTACCGTTCTTCGCGCTTGAATTCACTTCTCATTCATTCTCTCCTTCGCATAAATGGCCTGCCGCTTTCTAGAGCAGGCTGCGTGGTTTGCGTGGGCTCGGGGCCGATTGCATAGATCGCAAATGCAGGACAGATCGAGGAACTGCATCTGCATCGCCCTTGGCGTAGTCGTTCGGCGCAGCGCTGTCATGCCGCCACCCGTTTAACTTCGGCAATCACAGACTCAACCCCGCGAACGAAGTCAGCCGGCTTGTTCTTCGTGCCGCGCTCCAGATAGTTGATGAGCTGACGAAAGCCATCACCCTTGCCGACGGCGTTGTGGAGATTGGCGATTGAGTCGAGGGCCCAGGCGCGGCCATCGCGGTAAAGTACGTTGCACATGGAGAGGTCTCAGGCAGTTTCTAGGAAGGCTTCTATGAAGACGCGCGCCGCTTCAGCGTTGATAGCGTTTCCGTAGGCGCGCAGTCGTCCCACTCGGGAGGCAGCGCCATGAGCCAGCGGGAATGTGCCGGATTCAACTGGCCGCCACTTTCCATCTCGGCAGAAGAGCCAGTCAGCATTTGCCCAGAGGCCATTAGTCGGGCCGGGCAGCAGATAGCTGCAGCCATGCTCAGATCCTGAGGACAGCCCTTGCGCTGTATTTCGTGCAGGCTGCCCTCCAGGGTTCGCACATTCTTCTCCCCGTCGACCGCCCGAGTTGTCGGCCATCCGCTCAGAAATGTTTGGCGTGGTAAATCTATCGGATTCGATCCGTCCCCCGCGCTGTTCCTGTGATCCCGAACCACTGGCGTCGCCCAGCCCGAGAGTGGAACTGTTTCGCTCAACCCCATCATCCCTGGCCGCGGCGCTACGTTGCCCCGCTTGATCGCATCCGTTGAAGTGCAGGTCGGCCAGCCGGAAAGCTGGGCTGCCGTCTGGAGTGATAGGCCTCCGCTGTTTGGCCGGTTCGCGATCGCAAAGTCCGGGCCTGACGCTGAAGCCCTGGGAGTTGGCCACCCAATAGACGCGATCTCTGATATGCGGCGCACCGACGCCCGCAGACGGAAACGGGACGGCCCCGAAGGCGTACTCCATGGCTTCCATGTCAGCGTGTACAAGGTCGACCCAAGGCTCGACAGCTTTGCTCGCAACCTGCTCTCCAAAGATGATTGGAGGGCGGCACTGCTTGATGAGCCAGGCAAAAGTTGGCCAAAGGTGCCTTGGGTCCTCAAACCCAGCTCCAGCGCCTGCCGAGCTGAAAGGCTGGCAGGGGCAACTTCCGGTCCAAACAGGAACGTCATCTGCCCATCCCGCTGAACGAAGTGCGTGAGACCAGACACCGACGCCGACGAAAAAGTGGCACTGGGTGAATCCAGCAAGGTCGCTTGGGCGGACATCTTCGATACTCCTCTCATCAACGACGCCTGGGGCAATGTGTCCGGCTTCGATGAGGTTGCGCAGCCACTGGGCGGCGTATGGGTCAATTTCGTTGTAGTAGGCGGACATGGCTGAATCTCAGGCATAGGCCGCCCTCCAATACTGGCTGGTGGCAATTTGGTTTGTGTTGGGGTATTACGGGTGACCGGCATGGAGCCGGGTCAAGGCGTGTTGCTTGTCCCGCAGTTCCGGCAGTCTTCACGGTAGCGCTGTGCGTCGCTGATAAAGCGGCCACAGCCATCGCAATTGAACATCATCATGCGTGGACGCTTTGGCTTGATCAGCACCACGCCGGTTCCGCTCAGGGCCTTTTTGAGGTTCACGTCGTCGCGCTCGACTAGGCGCCGGGCGTGGGCGTCGATGTAGGCTTTAGGCCATATGACAGCGCCGGAATTTCCGAACCTGCCGATCATCCGGATGGTTTCCGTATCTCGTACAACTGCGGCCTTGAGTAGGTCGCTCGAAAAAGATCCGTCAGGCGTCATCCAGATCAAGTTATTGCCGTTCCAGCACTGTGGCTTTTGGATGTAGAACTCGGTCGCGCTAGAGTATTGGTCAAGGGATTCAGCCAGCTTCACATACTGGCAATCCACGCCAACGCGCGCGCGAGCATCGACGTAGGCCTTGGGCCAGGGGATGTCGGTCTCGCGGCACTCGTGCTGGTCCGTAGCGCCGGACAGGGAGAAGATCTCGGCGTTTTCCAGGTTGGTGGTGTATCCGCCACCGAAAGCCCAGAACGACAGACCATCACCGACATAGCTTCGGCTGTCCTGCAGGTAGAATTGATCGTCCATGGATTGTCTCCAGTCAGGCGCCTACCTCCGATTTCGGATTCAGCGAAAAGAGTCGGGTTGGATGGGCGGTTTAATCGTCGCTACAGATGCGCAGTGCTTCCCGGCTGTAGGCAATCTCCAGTTTCCGCGCCACGTTTTCGGGTATCACGTAAATGTGGCGCGGCGCGGACAGCAGCGGCAATGCACCTCCCGGCCCTAGCGCATGCAGATGATGAATCATCAGTGTCAGCGCCTCGCCTTGCTCCTCAAGTCCTGACCACTCCATCAGCTCAGCCAGGGCCTGCTTCGTGCCCGGCCTGACCTTTAGCCGTAGATCCTCTTCCTGAAGCCTGGCCGCCTTGTCGTGACGGCGTTTGTCGCGATCTTTCTGAGCTAATGCCATCACGCAGCCCTCAGCGCTTCGTCCTCGACATCGAGGTTAGCCAGCGCTTCCCAGATGATTTGCCGTGGCGCATTCGACATGGCGCACATCGCGACTATCTTGCGGTGGGCCAGGTTCTTGGCCCGGCTGCCCACGTCTGCCAGCACCTCTTTCAGCCGGTCGCCCGAGGGTTGCAGCGTGGCGGCCAGGGCCATGACAAGCAGAACGTCCAGGCCATCAAGCGGACGTTTCTCGGCGCGCCACCAGAGGTGAGGCTTGCCAACCGATCCGCGCTCTCGGGCGACCTTGCCCTGAGCTTCGAGCGCGACCAGATCAGCGCGAACTGCCTGGATTGACATGCCGGTCGCATCCGCCAGGGTCTGAGCGGTCATCCCTGCCGATTGAGTGAGGTAACGCCAGATTGGGGTCATGTTTGATACCGCTCGGAGTGAGGTGGATATGTTCGGCCCGGCGTCGGATGCGGACCTTTGAGTTGATGCGCTTCATGCTGCCTTCGCTCGCTCCCAAACACCCATGGCCGAGAACACGGCATTGGCTTGCGCTTCGGTAAGGCTGATCTGGTCAGGGACAGCGATCCAGCCCGAACCGATCACATGCTTCTGGTTGGCAGATGCACAAACCTCGGCATGTTTTTCGATCATCAGCGCTTCCAGATTTGCAACCAGATGCATGCTGGCGGTCGTGAACTCGGTCGCCTTGCTGTACTGGGCGCCGCTGGGTTCCTGGCAGAAGACCGCGATGTACACCGTCCACGTATGGGCGATATCGCAGAGGGCATCGGCCACCTGGCGGTTGCGGATCTGCTTGCAGCTCTTCCAGTTGACCATCACCTGCACGTCTCCAGGCTCAACGTTGGCTACGGCGGCGTGATTGGTTCGCACCAGGGCCCGGCGGGCGCGGTCGATCTGTGCGCGGCGGTTGCAGACTTTGCGGACCTTGCTCATAGCGCCTCCGTCATCTGCCGGATTTGCTTGCGGCCTGCCGGGGAGATGATCCGGGACTTTCGCTTTAGGACCGTTTCAGGGTCTACCCAGTCCCGGCGCTCCGGCCTGGGAATTGGCTTTCCGGGCGGTACTATCGTGTAGCTCCTGCCCGGCGCGCTCCAAAACTCCGCCATGGCAGCAGCGATTTTCTCTGATTCGGCCTGTTTTACCTGCACTGCGTGGAGATTGAGACTAATCATGCCGCTTTACTCCTCAGCTTCGCCTCGTAGTCGTCGACCAGCAGCTTGAACTGCCACAGATCAGCCTCAAGCTTTTCGATGTAGTCGTCATCGCGCTTGAATTCGCGCCACCAGAGCTGGCGGCCAACCGACTCAAGGGCAGGGCAATACATGCCGACATGCCAGAACTTTCGGTCGGTGATCCACATGCAGCCCATCACCTGATCCATGATGCCGCTGGCGTCGTTGTCTATATGAAAGGCCCGCAGCTTCTCGGGGGAGAGGAAGCACTTGTACTCAGACCCGCCTTCTTCCCCGATCAGGCCGTCAGCGCTGGCGCCGAAGAAACCGTCATCGGTTGTCACGAAACCGGCGCGCTGCACAATCAGGCCGGTGGCCATTTCGTGCTCCATTCGGGCCATGGGCTCAAGTTCGTGGCCGCGCTTCATCTGCCATGTCTCAAACCCGTTATCCAGGGCTTTGCCGCTGATGCGCTCAACGGCGAGGTTAAAGGCGTAGTTCATAGCCGCTTCTGAGGGCTCACCAACGGTTTCGCCTGCCAGTGCTCGGCGTACAGCTTCAGCTTTGGGCGCAGCCTTGTAATCAGCCTCAACTCGGGCATCGGCTTCCGGCTTGCCAGCCAGGATGGCCGACACGTAAACCTGCTGTTGGGCAGTTAGGCCATTAACCCGGGAGCGCGCCACGCCGAACATGCTCGCTGTAATGCAGCCCGCCCGGGCCTGGTGCCACTGGTCGCTACCTTGGTCACAATGGATGATCAACATTACTTGGCCCCCATCTTCGCGCCGCGCGCCGATACGGCCGCTTTGACCTGCTCATAGCCATCCATATCGCCTGATGCCTTGAGCACTGCCACAGCCGCCTGCCAGACCTTGGTCAGCTCTTCCTGATCAGCCGCCTGTGCCACACGCTCAAGAATGTCGATGCGTACCTGACTTCGCATGTCGCTGCCTGTCTGGCCTGCTGCGTAACCGTCATCATCGCGCGCTTCGCCGGTCGTGATATTTAGCAGTGCGCACATAACGTAGCGCTTGCCGTACGTGGTAGATGAGCCGACCGCTTGAACGGCATTGCGTCCAGGCCCGGCGTCCAACGGCAGGAGCATGGTGGTTTGTTCTCGGTGCCCGGCGCTGTGCATCAGGATCCCAGTGACGCTGATACCGTTGGCCGCATGATCGACCTTGAACGTCACGGCGAACCCATGGCGCTGCATGATCGGCTTCAGCGTGTAGTTGATATCGTCCAGGGTGGCATAGGTGTTCTTGGTGTGCAGATTGGTCGCGCCTTCACCTACTGTTGGGATCTCGCATTGCATCTGCGCCATGGCAGCGTTGAATGCTTGCTCGGCGCTCTTGGCCTGCATGCGCTCATGCATGGCCATCAGGCGCTCCATCTTTTCGATGTCGCACTGCGGGTCAGCGGCGGCGCGCTGGATGACACTGAGGATGGTGGCCGACTCGCCCATGATGACCGGTGGCTGGTCGCGTTCGACCGTTGCTAAATTGGACATGACTATCTCCACGCGCCATGCCGAATGCCGGGGCGCTGCGAGTAAATGAAAGGGTTAGTTCGTGATTCGCTCTGCGTATGCGCTTGCGAGCATCCAGAGTGTGAAAAGTAGGAGGGCGACTGCATTGCCTCGCCATGTGTACAGGCGGCGGGCGCGCTGTAGGCGGCTCAACTTATAGGCCCTATATGCCTGGCATTCCAAAGTTCGATCACCATGTCGGCATCTACGTCCGGCACATCCTCTCGGCAGATGGACATGTTGGCGATACAGCCGGTGCAGTAAACGGCCACGGCCGAACCAAGAACGCCAGACTGAAAATGCCGGTAAGGCTGCCGAGTATCGATTTCAGCCGGTGAGCCGCAGAAAGGGCAGGGCTTAATTCCGCTCATGGCGCCACCTCGCACGACCACCGCCCATTAACCCGGCGCGGCTGACGAATCCAGTTCACATCCGACACCAATAAAAAGCCCCGCAGTTGCAGGGCTTGGGTTATTCCTTCGAATGATCCTGCGATGATGCTCATTGGGTGGGCTCCTTGCGATAACCTGCATCGATCATTGCTTCTACAGTTGCGCGCATCGCAGCACTGCAGTCGGTGCTGGTATTCCACTTCTCGATACCCCGGCCGATCGCGGTGAAGGCATTGCGGACTTTGTGCAGGCGCTCATCAGCAGCGATCTGCTCGGCGGTTCGGATGGGGCGTAACTCAACATCATCAGGGAGATTTGCCCACTCTTCGCCCGCTTCATCGCGGTAAAAGATCTTCTGATCGCCGATGAATAGGATCGTAATTTGTCGCCAGCTACTGCCTCCAACGTTAGGAAAACGGCGCTCGCACACTGTCCCAGCTGGCGGCAGGCCTTCGCCGGTCCATGCTGGCCGCAACATAAGCGGCTGCCTGCAGTCCTCCACCTTGCTCGCATACTGCGAATGGTGTGTATAGCCCCAGCCCTTCGTGTTGTGATGCAGAAGCAGCACCCGATCCAGTTCGCGCAGGAAGTTCTTGTCGATGGGGTCGTAATGCGTTGCGTCTGTCGGGGCGTCCGCCCAAATATCCTGGCTCATGCCGCTCTCCTTGGCGCCCGCTGTTGAACTGCCTTCAACTGGCGATCGCAGTAATGGTTGAATTCGTCGGTGTCGATAGCGCCACTGAGGAAGTGGGCTGTGATCTGTGCGAGCGCTTCAAGACCACCAGGGTCAGGGCTGTCGAAGTCGCCGATGGCGTCGATCATCTTGTCTATGAGGATATGGGGGCTCACAGGTCATCCTCAGCTTCTTCCCGCAACGCCTCTACACCGTCGGCGGCATGAGGGGAGAGCAGCTCTACAGCGAGGTCTCGCAGGGCCTGAGCCGTGCCCAGCAGGTAGCTGGCCGAAGCCTTGTCAGCGACACCGCGCATTGCGTTCAGGGCAAGGTCGGCGAAGGCATCGCACTGATCCTCGCCTTCCTTCTGCCGGTCAACCAGATGGCATTGGACGCGGTCTCGGAAGTCGTCGGCGGTAACCGACTTAGCGCCTTCAAAGCGGCGCTTCCAGCGGACGTCAGCGCCAAGCAGAAGCTGCTCGACCCCGTTTTCGATCCATTCAGTTTTCGCCGTATCATCATCCTCAGGAGGTAACGCACGGTCGTAGTTCAGTTGTGCAAGCTGCAATGCTGCGTTCATGGTTGCCTCCAGGGGCTGGGTTATTCGGTAGGCGGAGAGGGAAGTGGCATCCAGTGGGTTACATCGCCATCAAGCGGATCACCACCTTGGTCATACCAAAGCTCGTCATCACGACTGTAAAAGGCTTGCAGCATCCGAGAGCCAAAATAGACCTGGTAAGCGAGAACGTTGTCGCTGCATTCATTGTCGCCAGGGCCTAGATCGGGCAGCCTATCGCTGCACTTGATCCATTCGCTCATCACTCAATCCTCAGTCAGTGAACCCATTCGGCTGGAAACCCGAGCACGGCTGTAGTCCGCAAAGGAACCGGTGGATTTCCATGCGAATAGATTCGGGGTAGGGGTGTAGGAAGGGTGCCGGTTACGCTGTCCGGCTCCAGCGCTCTATGGGGCTTACGCCACGGTCGAACTGGACGTTGTGATGCAGATGGCCGGACGCTACTCCGGCTTTGGAACGTTCATGCTCTGTGTAATGGCCGCAGCACGTTCGGTATCGCCCGATTGCTCGGCAAGGCTGCAGTACATCCGAATCCAGGGGCCTGTTTCCGGCTAAAAGGGAGCCGTGACCTACCCACCTTGGTTCCAATATCCAAGGAGCGATCCCCATCGAGTCATGTCGTTGATAGCGTGTCTGCTTTCCACGCCGCATCTGCATCGATTGTTGCTAATTACTATTCAGGTGTTCCGCTCGTTAATTCTCATAGTCAGGGATTTTTGGCGGGACGGTGGCGCCCGAACGCTAGGCCGCCCCGTGTCGCAATCGCCAGACGTCGGCGGGGCTCTCGGCCCGGTCAAACTCGGCGCTCGCACTGCTCTGGCATGTAAGCGATTCGGGTCGCTCAAAGCTCAGTGCTGCGCCGATCAGGATGATCTGGAGCATGGTTTCTCCTGTGGGTGGTGATGCAGGGGGCCGACTTAACGGCTTGTACTCGTCCGCATCCTTCAGCCAACTCCATGAATTGGCTGAGGCGATGCTTTCTCTCACTCCTTGCCCATAGGGCTGGCTGTGGCCTTGCCAATCTCGGCGGCGGCCCGGACGATTGCGCGGCGAGTCGCTGCCATTCGATCGTCTCCCCAGCCTTCGAAGGTAATACTGCCGCCAAGGATCCGAGCCTCAACGCCGAAAGGCGACTGCGCAATCGTGATCATCAAATTCACAGATAGGCGCAACGCATCCCCGTCATCTGTGTGTGGTCGCCACACGGCGCCACCCTCGATCAGAAGGCCGCCCCATTCAATATTGGATTCCCTCCAAGCTACGCCAGCGGCCTTGGCTGCCAGAATGAGTAGCTCATCATCCGACTCACTCATCACTTACCTCCCACAGATCTAGCCAGGCGCATCCATACATCACGCTGAGCCAGGCAATCGTTTTTGAATTGTTTCTCGCGGAGTGCGAGGTGGTTATGGTTACGGGCTGCTTGTACTGCGAGTTGTTTTAGGGGCATGAGGGGCTTCCTTGCGGGGGTGGTTAGCGACCGACTGCGGTCAGTTCTGCGTGCTTCGCTGCCAGATCATCCAGCAGGGCCTTGCGCTTATCCGGGGGTAAGGCCATGGCGCCGTACAGCAAGCCCTCTTGAGGCTGGCCGTCGTATTCCATGGTGCCGGTGGCATGCCACAGTTTGAATTTGATGCGATTGTCTTGACGTACCATCTCTCTACCTCCTGATTGCCCATAGGCGAATGGGGGAATGGGGTTAAACCGCTGCCCGGCTGCCAATGGCGTTCATCCAATCGGAAACCGTTGCTGCAGCCTGGTGTTTGTCAGAATTACGTAGTTCTTGAATGTGCTCATAAGCTTTCTGAGTGAATCGCTCTTGGTCCCTCAGGACGCTCATCGAATGCTTCAGCGTGAAAATTATTCCGCCTGCCAGCCAGTCGACTTCACTCATGGTCGAGTAACGCTCTCGGCAGATTCGAGCTGTCCGAATATGGCTTTCCACAACTTCTTTAACGCTCATGGCGTATCTCCGTTGGATTTCAGATCGCGGCGAGCCTTTCGGCGCGATCCAACAAAGCAGTGCAGATGCGCTCGTCGAATCTATCTGTGAGCCGGTACTGATCGACCGCTTGCCGGATGACCAGCGCCTTGGCTACAGCCCAGGCGTGATGGGCGTCCTCGGCTGTTTCATAAGAGCCGAGCCCGACACGACGGCTGTCAGCGAGGCGTATTTTTGCGGAATATGGGAGGCCGCCAGGTTTGCGGGTGACTCCAAGAGGAAGGTCGCCCTGCGCAGAGGCGCAATCATTCATAAGCGTGTTGATATGCACCGGAACAAATACCGATGTTTCCGGGCAGTACATCTTTTCCCAGGGCCTTAGAATGTCTTTGTCGAGGTGGTTTCCCTGCCAGGGCTGTCGCTGCATCCAATCCTTGAACCGCATAAAGGATCGCCACTCATCGGCTATCCGGCACCCCTCATACCCTGGGCGCCTTTCAACCTCTCTCCCATAGCAGCGGCCAATCATTCCTTTCCACCTGCTGTAGTAGGGGCATATAGGCTTGGATGCAGGACTTTCATGCTGAGGGGCATCATTGATGCCGAAGCCTCTCAGAAGCTTACGTCTCTTCATCTGCTTCTCCTTCTTCACCAAAATCAGCTCAATTGACCTGACTTTGGTGAGCCGCCTCATCGAAGCGGCATCAGTAAATCTGTCTCAACTACCGAGGAATCCTCGGCAGTTCGATCTATCACCGCGACCCGCTACTGGCGTCGGTCGCTGGCTTGCTTCTCTGTCGCTACATTCACCGCGCCGCCGAATATCGAACGGCACAGCTCACATCACGGTTCCCATCCAGATCCGAGGTCGATACGGCAATGCTCAGGGAGGCTCCTGCCTATAAGCGTGCTAGCTACCTTTCCCACTGGGTGGTGTGTTGCGCAGGTTTTTAAAGAGCGAGGACTGTTGAGGCCCTGGCGAGTCGCTGTAGTGGCTCGATGGATGTAGTTAACCATCGGTATATTTTTACGTCAATACCGATGGTTAATTTATTTTTGGTGGCCGTGCGATATGCTTTTGCCATAACTGGATGGATATACAGCATTAAGGAGGTAGTAATGGCTAAGGCGCAAAAGCAGGAGAGGTCGACAGTTCGGCAGGAAGTGCACGGAGTAGAGCGGTTGACGCTACGCGTATCCTCGATGATCAATCACCCGGTCGCGCAGGAGCAGCGCTGGGTAACGATTCATCGCTTGGATACGGACGGTGAGCGGGAGTGGGATGAAGTGATGGGCGTAATTTCTGAATCTGACGGTATCGAAATGACTTTCAATGACGAGGATGAGTCGGTGACGCTGAGATGGGAGGCGCAGGAGGAGGACGACCCAGTGGCCCAGGATGAGGATGATCTTCGTGTGATTGAGCAGGAGGCTCCATTCTAGAGCCCACAAAAAAGCCCGCGAGAATGGCGGGCTTAGTTATCAAAGCGGGGCCTAGCTTGCGGCAAATAACTTAGTGAGACCGAATGTAATCGCGCATGCCAAGCCTGTCATGGCGATAGCGGTCCCGATGCACCATTTGAGCATGCTTAGCTCAGTATTTGCGAGATCGGCCTTCGTCGCGTTGTGCTTCTCCAGGCCTTCTACCTTCTGCAGGATCAGACCAAGCTTCTCCTTTATTTCCGGAAGGCTTTTTTCGAGTGCAGCTACTCGAGCTTCCAACTCGTCCCCTCCTGGCGGCCTGCCGCCTTTCAGTTTTCGGAGTTTTTCATATTCCGCTTGCAGCAAGCGTACATCAATATTCTCACTACTCACGAGATTTCGATCTCCGAGATTTCCTTTAGAATATCAATCTGACCTTGAATGCTGCTGAAGGCGGTTTGAGCGCTTTCTTTGGCTTCAGGAGAGAGACCTTCAACCAGCACCATTGCCGTGCTTAAATTCATGACAGTCTCGATATTAAGCAGGGCAAGACGGTTAAGTTTGTTCACAAGCAATTTCAGCTTTGCAGCTTCAGCGTCATCCATGCATACCTCACCAGAAAAAATAAATTACGAAACCGTATTTCACGTGACGCATCCGAGGTCGAGATCGCATCACAGCTTTTTGGCATTCCACACCATCAAGACTTTGGCGTGGATCGTCACATCGTCGAAGCGCGCGTTCTGATCCTTGACCTTCGGGTTGTCCGATATCAGCCAGACGTGATCCTCATCCATCCGCTGCAACCGCTTGATAAACAGGTCACCATGCCATGTCAGGAGGTAAACGCCTTCGCCCTGATAGTCCTTGACGCCTCTATCGACAATCACCGGATCCTTGTCCTCGATAGTGCCCTCCATGCTCTGGCCCCAGCCAGTCACCATCGCCAATGCGGTGGATGAGGTATAGGAAACACCTTTCTCTCGAAGTAGATCCTCGCGCACTACCAGATTGCGAATTGCCTCGTTGTAGTCTGGCGGAACCTGCCCATCACCTAAGGAGGCTCGGACGTCGTATTGAGGGATGAGGATTTCTTCAGGCCTTGCCTTCAGGCCTGAGAAGTCCACCTCAATAACCTTGCCCTTGGTCTCTGCAGCAACCGTCAACGCGGCGGTGGCAATCCTTTCTTGCGTCTCTCGATCCAGGCCTTTCCCAGCGTGCTTCTGAATCATCTCAAGAACCTTTCTCGCTGCCCCTGAGTCGCCGGCCGATCCGCTGCTTGAGCCGGACAGGGCAGGGACCTTGCCCGCAGCCGTCCCGGTAGTGAGCGCCTTGATCTCATCTGCCAGCCGGGGACTGAATTTTTCCACCGGCTCACCAAGCATGCGTGATAGCACGCCAGCGAACTGCACATTCAGCGGATTAATGCCTTTGAAGTAGAGATTGACGGCGGCAGGGGTCATGCCTGCCTCGTCCGCGATTTTCTTTTGGCTGAGGCCGAGGGCGTTTTTCTTGGACAGGAACAGTTCGTGCGCCGCGAGGCACTCGGCAATTCGGTCCGGCGGGAGGATGCGCTTTTTAGTCATCAGGCAAATTTAAACCAATGGTTAAAAATAAGAAGAAACCATCGGTATTGATTAAAAATTAACAGATGGTTAATATCGGCCTCATCTTCAACCGGAGGCATGACCATGAATGAGACTCCCCTCGAAAAGTTCGTGGCTGACAAAGGGCAGTCCGAGGCCGCAAGGCTTCTCCGGTGCACTGCCCCAGCCATACACAAAGCCCTTTCCGCGAAACGCGACATCCGCGTCTTCCAGCTTCCCGATGGGAGCTTCGAAGGCAAGGAAGAGCGTCCGTTTCCGTCCCAAAAATCCGCCGCTTAACCAATTCATCAGCCACAAGGAAAAACCAAGCATGTACGACGAACCACGCCATCTGAAGGACCGGGAAATCAAGTCCCGCTACGACGATGAAACATACGAAGCGCTGAAGGCGGTAGCGAGGCTGCACAAGCTTCAGCTCGCCGTCTTCGTGCGCATGTGCGTCGAGGAAAAACTGGAAAGCATCATCGAGACCGATGTTACCGACAAACACCAAGTGGCCTGAAGTCCCGCAAGGAGGCCTACGTGCCCGAAAACACGATCTGCCATGGGATCGATGGGCGGCTCTACGAAAAGCTTGAACGGCTGGCTAAAGCAGCGGGGATGACCCCCGAGCAGTATGCCGCGCAGCTTGGAACAGAACGCTTCTTCGAGAAGACCAGGCCAAAAGGTGCCGGAAAGCTTCGGAACCTGCCAGTAGCGAAGCGCGACCCGGCGCGGGACTCAACAGTCCCTGAAAAGGGAGGGGGAGGGGCTGATGAAGACCTCGAATAGCTGGACCACCAAATCGCAGGCACAAAAAAGCCGGGGCGCAATCCCGGCTCTTTCAACTGCATGTGTAACTAATCTCTTGGGTGAATAATGAACGAATCCGCGAAAACAGGCAAGGGCCTCACCAGTCCCGCGCCACAAAACGACGGTGATGAAAACGTGGCGCGCACAATGTCGTCACGCGAGATCGCCGAACTGACCGGCAAGCGCCATCCAGACGTGAAGCGTGACATCGTGTCGATGCTGTCCGACCTCAATGAAGATGTGAGCATCTTTGCTCACACCTATTTGGACCGCTCGAACAGATCCCAGGTCGAGTACCGACTTGACCGCGAGCATACGGACTGCCTGCTGACTGGCTACAGCTCCATGCTCCGCATGCGCGTTATTCGTCGCTGGAAGGAACTGGAGCAGCAGGTAGCGGCCTCGCCGAAGAAGATCAACGGCGCCAAGGTCAATGGCGAGATCGCGATCTTCGAATGCTTCACGCGCCTGCTGAAGCCTTCCCCGTCAAGCCAGATGCTCATGCTCTCCAAGATCGCCGCCAATAACGGCCTGGAGTCGAGTTTTCTGCCTGGCTACGCAATTGACGCCGCACCGGATGCTACCGGCGGCTCATCCATGGAAACCAAGCCAATCAGCGACTTGATCCGTGAAAACGGAATCACCAGTGCTGCCGCTGCTTTCAACCGCCTACTTGCCGCCCAGGGCTTTATCAAGAAGTGCCAGCGCAACAGCACCAAGCGTGGCGTTGTTGAGTTCTGGTCGATCACTGAAAAGGGCCTGCGCTTCGGCAAGAACCTTACCAGCCCCAACAATCCCCGCGAGACGCAGCCTCACTGGTACGTGGATCGCTTCCTTGAGCTCGCCGAGCTTGTCGGCAAAGGACGCCCATGATGGCCAGATCCCGAAATATCAAACCAGGCTTCTTTTCGAACGAGCATCTGGCAGAGCTGGACTTTGCCACGCGCCTTCTTTTCATCGGCATGTGGACCGAGGCAGACCGGGAAGGGCGCCTTGAAGATCGTCCGCGCCGTTTGAAGATGGCTCTGTTCCCGGCGGATAACGTCGACATCGTGAGCATGCTCGATGACCTGGATCATTTGGGCTTCATCAAGCGGTACACCGTCGGCGACGTTCAGGCCATCCAGATCATCAACTGGGCGAAACACCAGAACCCCCACATGAAGGAAGCCAAGAGCATCATCCCTGAGATGCCCGTAGTAGAAGGCCCCGAGGGAAAGCATGAGGAAAGCACCGTGCAAGCACCGGACTCGCACAGTTCTTTCCCTGCTGATTCCCTCTCTCTTGATTCCCTTAACCTGATTCCTGATTCCCTCAACCCGTCGCCCGCTCCGGTTGATCGCGCAGCCCTGTTTGCCCGGTTCTGGAAGCTTTACCCGCGCAAGGTCGGAAAGGACAAAGCGGAGAAGGCCTGGGCAAAGATCAAGCTGACACAATCCCTGTTCGACCAGATTCTGAAAGCGCTTGCCTCGCACGCACTGACACCGGGCTGGACCAAGGATCAGGGGCAGTTCATCCCACACGCATCCACCTGGCTCAACGGCAAACGCTGGGAGGACGAGGTGTCGACCCCGAGCAACGTCCATCACCTCCCAGCCAGCCGCCACACCGGCTTTGACAAGCGCGATTACACGGCGGGTCTGACTGCTCGGGAGGATGGCACCTATGCGTTCTGACATCTCCACACCATCGACTGCCTCGCTAAGCGACGTCGCTCGCGGCTCGCATCAGGCGATTTGCGATGACCATGGCCCGTTCGAGCAGCGCATCACCGTCATCCTCGATCGCGAGTTCAGGACCGGCTGCCCTGAGTGCACAAGCATCCGCAGGGCGCAGGAAGAGGCTGAGCAGGCCGAGACAGCGGCACGCGATCGCAGGCTGGCAATGGCACGCAAGCTTGGCGGAGCGCTGATCCCTAAGCGCTTTGCTGACCGCTCTCTGAGCGAATACCGAGCGACCAACCCAGGGCAGAAGGAAGCCCTTCGGGTTTGCCGCAAGTACTCCGAGCAGTTCGTGAGTATTTCCGAAACCGGCCGCTGCCTGCTCCTGCTGGGCAAGCCCGGCACAGGCAAGACCCACCTGGCTGTCGGTATCGCCAACGAAATCATGCGCACCACCACGGGGACGGCGATCTACCGGACTTTCGGCGCCGTCCTGCAGGCGATTCGGGCCACCTACGACAAGACCAGCACCCAGAGCGAGGCCGACATCATCGCCAGCTTGGTGGAGCCATCACTGCTGATCCTCGATGAGATCGGCGTGACCAAGCAGCAGCCCAGTGACTTTGAGCTGACCACGATGTTTTCCGTGATCAACGGCCGTTACGAGCAGCTTCGCCCAACCGTGATCATTTCCAACCTTGAGGCCCATGAGCTACCGATCGCCATCGGTGACCGCTGCATGGATCGCTTGCGCGAAGGAGGTGGCATTGCCGTCAAGTTCGACTGGGAATCACAGCGCGGCAAGGAGGGGTTCTGATGACTCCCTTCGAACACGTAAAACTCTCTCTGGCGGCCAAAGAACTCCGCGAAGACGCTGCATGCGCCGCTGATTGCGATCACCCCTACGAGCATCTGGACGAGGCCGCCGACGGCATCGACGCGCTGATCAAGGAAAACAAGGAGCTGACCGCGCTGATCGGTCCTCACGATTGGGCTGCTGAGGACCTGATCAAGGATCTGGTCGACAACGCCCAGTCATTCCAAGAGATGAGTTGCGAGCCGGGCGATGACCCCATGGCAATCCTGCTGCTGGCCGCTGCCGCCCGCATTCGCCGCCAAGAAGCAAAAATTCAGGACATGAAAGGGGCTGCGCAATGACCCGCGAACTTATCGAAGTCAACGTATCTGAAATCAACGGTGCCGCCTTGAACTGGGCTGTGGCAATGGCCGAAGGGTATCGAGCTGACCCTGAGCAGGAAGAGGGTGACGGCCAAACAGTTATCAGTCCCGCTGGAATCTATACGAGCGTCAGCAAGCGCGGCGCCATAGACGGTTTTGGGTATCGCCCATCTATCGACTGGAGCCAGGGCGGCCTGCTCGTTTCCAAGTACGCCGTTGAATTTGAGTGGATAACCGACCTGACTATTCGCTCAGAGCTTCCAGCCTGCGGCTCGTTCGGGCACGGAAGAACCCACCTCATCGCAGCCTGCCGTGCCATCGTTGCCTCTGTACTTGGCCCTGTCGTGTCTGTGCCGAAGGAGCTTGTCCATGAGTGATCTGACATACAAGCCATCCGAGACGCTCGGTGATATTTG